TACTACTTTGATTGGAAAGGCATCACGACAATTTACTTATACAACAGGAAGCACTATTAGTGGTGGTATTCCTTTACTTTCTGGTTATTTTGCAGGGCAAAGTGCAACTGATGTATCTACGGCACTCAATTTTCTAAATATGGGTTCTGATTTAACTTATATTACCAGTGATACGGTTGTTTTGAGTGTGACTGAAATTACTGGTGGAACTAATAATGGGGCAATTGTTGCTTCTATGAATATTATTGAGAACTTATAAGACATTATGGCAATTGAAGATATTCAACTTAAACAAGCTGATGCATACCTCTCTAATCCAAATCTAAAGAGAGCAAATGTTAATATTCCTTGGACTCCCGAGCAGATCAAGGAATGGAAAAAATGTTATTTTGATCCCGTATATTTTTCAAAAAATTACATTAAAATCGTCTCTCTGGATCATGGTTTAGTTCCATTTGACTTATATCCATTTCAGGAAAAGTTAATCACAAGATTTCACGAAAACCGATTTAATATTTGTAAGATGCCTCGTCAGACAGGTAAATCAACTACCTGTGTATCTTACCTATTACATTATGCAGTCTTTAATGACAACGTAAATATCGCCATTCTAGCGAACAAAGCATCAACCGCCAGAGACCTCCTGCAGCGCCTACAACTGGCCTATGAGAATTTACCTAAGTGGATGCAGCAGGGCGTCATACAATGGAACAGAGGCTCTCTGGAGCTAGAGAACGGCTCTAAAATTATCGCAGCATCTACTTCAGCATCTGCAGTTCGTGGTGGTTCATACAATATTATTTTCTTAGACGAATTTGCGTTCATTCCAAATCATATTGCAGATGACTTTTTTGCATCTGTTTATCCTACAATTTCATCTGGACAAAGTACAAAGGTAATCATCGTATCTACTCCTCGCGGTATGAACCATTTCTACCGCATGTGGCATGATGCAGAGCGTAATAGAAATGAATATATTCCTACAGAAGTTCATTGGTCGGAAGTTCCAGGTAGGGATGCAAAGTGGAAAGAGCAGACAATTGCAAATACTAGTGAACAGCAGTTTAAGGTAGAGTTTGAAAGTCTTGACTATACAACTATTATAAATAATGGTATAGTGGATGTATTTATTGGCGACTTGTATGAGCAACTCAAAAACGAACAGTAAAAATATTACAAAAGAACACTTGGAAATCTTATATAATGATAAAAAAATGACTTTGGATGAAATTGGAGTATATTTTGGATATGTAGATCGTCAACCTATTATTCGTTTATTTAAAAAATTTAATATAAAAACTAGGTCAAAATCAGAAAATTCTAATTTAATATTTAAAAATAAACATAATATTCCTTCAAAAGAAGAACTAAAGACTGATTTAGAAAGTATGAGCATTTCTAAAGCAGCAAAAAAATATAATATCCATAGGAGTTCTTTAACTAAAATTATAAAAAAATATGGTTTAGAAATCAATTATTTTATAAATTCAAATATCAAAGAAAATATTAACAAAAAAGAGTATCAAGATTTATCTCCCATAGAATTATCTTTGATATTTAACGTAGGAATAGACACTATAAAATACTACAAAAAAACATTTATTAAAAAACAATATGATTTAGAAACTATAAAAGAAAAATTTAAAACATATAATTTAAATCTTAATGGTAAAGGTTTAGTAAAACAAATTAAATGTGTAGATAAAAACTTGTATGATTCTATTTTTAAATTGTCAAAAAATCATCACTTGCAAAGTAATAAATTTACTGAAAAAATTTATCGTCTTTTTAATAACTATAATGAAGATAAAATTGAACACTGCAAATATTGCAAAAATCCATTAAAATTTTATACTTACAAATTGGGTTATGGTAATAGTGAGCATAATATTTGTAAAATATGCAACCACTCTATTAATGGAGTATCACTAGTGTCTCAAAAATTATTTTGGAATATTTACAATACATTAGATTCCAAAGATAAAACTTTTTGTAAATTTTCAGAATTAAATATAGAAAAAAAAATTTACATAAATGCCGATGATAGATATATATTATTTGAAGTAAAAGATAAATTAAATAAAAATTGTTATTTTATTGACTTTGTTTTTAATAATAAAATAATAGAATTTGACGGAACTTATTATCATAAAGATAAAGATAAAGATATAGCAAAAGATAAATTTTTAAATCTTAAAGGTTATGAAGTTCTTCATATTGATGAATTAGAATATAAAAATTATCCAGAACAGATTCTAAACAGATGTATACAATTCCTGAAAGCGTAGTATTAAATAAAAAGGGGCACAAAATACTATCACCAGAAGGTTTAGTATCTTTTTATGGAATAAACAAAATAATAAAAGACAGGTATATTCATTTAAAATTTACTAATGAAAAAGAATTAAAGTGTTCTTTAGATCATCCATTATCAACAATAGAAGGAATTATAAAAGCAAAGGATTTAGATGTATATACTGAAGTATATACTAAAGATGGAGGATGTTTTTTAGTAGAATCCACTATAATAGAAGAAAAAATAGAACTATATGACATAGTAAATTCCGGAACTAAACATTTATATTATTCAAATAATATAGTTTCACATAATTGTGAGTTCTTAGGATCTATCAATACGCTAATTAATCCAGCAAAACTTAAGAATTTAGTTTATGAAGATCCAATAAAACGAAATGCAGGATTAGATATTTACGAGCATCCAAAAGAAGAACATAATTATCTAATCACAGTTGACGTAGCCAGAGGTATGGGAAATGATTATTCAGCATTTATAGTATTTGATATTACTAATTTTCCATATAAAGTTGTAGGAAAATATCGAAATAATGAAATTAAACCTATGTTATTTCCAAGTATTATAAATGAAGTTGCAAAGGGATATAATAATGCTTGGTTATTGGTAGAAGTAAATGATATTGGGGATCAAGTTGCAAATATTTTACATTTCGATTTGGAATATGATAATGTTTTAATGTGTGCTATGAAAGGAAGAGCTGGTCAAATTGTTGGCTCAGGATTTAGTGGCAAAAAATCTCAACTTGGAGTTCGCACAACTGCTGCAGTTAAAAAGTTGGGATGCTCTAACTTAAAAACTTTGATGGAAGATGATAAGTTAACTACTGTAGATTATGATATTATTTCAGAATTAACAACTTTCTCTCAAAAACACAATTCATTTGAAGCTGAAGAAGGTTGTAACGATGACCTAGCTATGTGTTTAGTTATTTTCTCTTGGTTAGTTGCACAAAGTTATTTCAAAGAAATGACGGATAATGATGTTCGTAAGAGAATTTATGAAGAACAAAAAAATCAAATTGAACAAGATATGGCACCATTTGGTTTTATTTCTGATGGGTTAGAAGATTCGGCAGTTGTAGTAGATCAACAAACTGGCGATCGTTGGATGTTTGCTACAAATGAAAATAAAATGCAAACTATGGATGTATGGAATGTTGATGAATATGGAGATAGATCCTACATGTGGGAATATAGGTAATGGATTTAGAAGAACAGTTTGAGGTAGAACATCTACTTTTTACTGAAAGAAAATGTAGAGTATGTGGAATTAAAAAAAATTTAATTGATGGATTTTATAAAACAAGAAAAAATAATACTCTTTTATCCTCATATTCTTATGAGTGTAAAGAATGTACTATAGAAAGAATTAAAAAGTCTAAAAAATCTAAATTATACTCTATGGATTGGAATTATCCTGATTGGTAAACATTCATGCACCGTTTCCCCGATTAAAGTAATCATTTTAATAAATATTTGTAGATAATTCGGGCCTTATAGGGGAATTAAAATGCCGCTAAATTTAGCATCTCCTGGAATTGTAGTAAAAGAGATTGATTTAACTACTGGAAGAGTTACTCCCTCATCAAATAAAATTGGTGCAATTGTAGCTCCTTTTGAAAAGGGACCTGTGGATGTCCCTACATTAATAGAAAATGAAAATGATCTACTTAACAATTTCGGACAACCATACGCCACAGATAAGCATTATGAGCACTGGTTGACTGCTTCTTCATATCTTGCATACGGAGGAACACTAAGAGTTGTAAGAGCAAATGATGCCGATTTAAAAAATGGGTTTATTGGAACTGCAACAAGCGTTAAAATTGATAGTCTAGATCATTACAATGCTTTAGGTTATGATGAAACTACTCTTTCTAACGTTGTAGTAGCCGCAAGAAATCCAGGTACTTGGTCAAATGGAGTTAAAGTTGCTATTATTGACTCATATGCAGACCAAATTATAACTGGAATTACTACCACAACAATTAATGGGGGAGCATACAATATTCAAGTTGGATATGGTATCACTCAATCTTTATCTGGTACTGTTGCTGGTGTTGGAACCACTTCAGCTTCTTCTGGTATATTAAAAGGAATTGTTACCGGCATTGGCCAAAGTCAAATTTCAGTAAAAGTTTTAGGTTATGTAAACCCAACGACTTCAGTTGAAACTAAAGTTGATTATCAACAGTCAGGTTTCTATGCATTTTCAAGTTCAGGTTCTTTAGGGATTCATACAAATACTGGGTCTGTTTCAATCGGAACTACTGGATATACCTCAAGTTCTGACTGGTATGATCAACAAACAGTTGGATTAACTACATTAAGCACTATCAATTGGAATAATATTGCACCAAGACCAGGAACTTCTGCATATGCTGATGCTAGAAATTCAAGATTTGATGAAGTTCATGTAGTTGTAATTGATGCTCTTGGAACAATTACAGGAAATGCTGGAACAATTCTTGAAAAGCATCTCAGTCTTTCTAAAGCAAAAGATGCAGAATTCTCTGCAGGAAATCCATCATACTGGAGAAAGTATCTTGCAAATAATTCAAAATACATTTTTGCTCTAGGTGCTCCTACTGGTATTGTAACGAGTGGGTATAGTTCTGCATTTAATTTAGTATCTAACGGTTTTTGGAATCAAGATGCAAATGGAATTATATTCTCCACTTATGGTTCTTCAACCAACGATTTAACTCGCGGTACAAATTATGGAGGAAAAGCTGGTATTACCTCAACAGGTGCTTTAAGTGTAAAACTATCTGAATTATCAGATGGATATGATTTATTTGAGAATACTGAGAATTTTAAAATTGATTTCTTATTAATGGGATCTGCAGCTTATGCTAAAGAAGATGCTCAGGCATTAGCAAATAAATTAATTTCTGTAGCAGAACTTAGAAAAGATACGATTGCCTTTATTTCTCCATATAGAAATTCTTCTTTAAATGATGCCGCAAATAATCAAGTTATAGTAATATCTCCTGCAGACATTACGGATAAAATTGTATCATTCTATTCATCTGTTGCTTCATCATCATATGCAGTCTTTGATAGTGGTTATAAGTACATGTACGATAGATTTTCAAACACCTTTAGATATGTTCCTTTGAATGGTGATAATGCAGGTCTTTGTGCTAGAAATGATATTAATAATTATGCTTGGTATTCTCCAGCAGGAACAACTAGAGGTGCTATTCTAAATGCAGTTAAATTAGCATACAATCCATCCAGATCTCAAAGAGATAAACTTTATACAAATAGAATTAATCCTGTAATTTTCTCACCAGGAGCAGGAATTATTCTATTCGGTGATAAAACTGGTCTAGCAAAAGCCTCAGCATTTGATAGAATTAATGTTCGTCGTTTGTTTGTCTATATTGAAGATGCTATCGCAAGAGCAGCAAAAGATGCCTTATTTGAATTTAATGATCAAATTACCAGAACAAACTTTGTAAATACAATTGAGCCTTTCCTTCGTGATGTTCAAGCTAAGAGAGGAATTTTTGATTATATTGTAGTTTGTGATGAAACAAATAATACTGCTGCTGTGATTGATAATAATGAATTTGTTGCTGACATTTATATTAAACCAGCAAGATCTATCAATTATATTGGATTGAACTTCATTGCCACCAAGACTGGTGTCGATTTTGAAGAAGTAATTGGTAACTTTTAATTAACCTAGAGGTTTAAAACAATGGCAACCAGAAATCAACTCAATACAATTCCATTAAGGAAGATCACAGATTTTAAGAGTAAGTTATCAGGAGGTGGCACTAGAAGCAATCTTTTTGAAGTTGAACTTTCATTCCCACAAGCAATTAGTGTTGACAACAATATTTTAGACAAAACAAGATTTCTTGTAAAAGCAGCAGCTCTTCCTGCCTCTAATGTATCACCAGTAGAAGTTGCTTTTAGAGGAAGAACTCTAAAGCTTGCTGGAGATAGAACATTTGAATCTTGGACAATTACTGTTATCAATGATACAGATTTTGCAATTCGCTCTACTTTTGAAAAGTGGAGCAATTATATGAACCGCCTCTCTGATAATACTGGAACAACTAATCCAGCACTTTATCAATCAGATGCTTTTGTCTACCAGTTAAATCGTGATGGAAGTATCCTAAGAGCTTATCACTTTTATGATATTTTCCCAACTGCAATCAGTACAATCAATCTTTCTTATGAAACTGATTCCATTCAAGAATTTACTGTAGAAATGCAAGTTCACTGGTGGGAAGCAATCAAAGGAAGCTCTGATTCTGCTGGTGGTGAAGATATTAACTAAATAATACAAAATAGCAGTTTAAATTTATAACATGGCGAAGCTTTTTGGTTTTTCGATTGAGGACAAGGAAGAACAATCCAAATCTATAGTTTCCCCCGTTCCTCGCACAGACGAGGACGGGGTTGATTATTATATTCAATCTGGATTTTATGGACAGTATGTAGATATTGAAGGTGTCTACAGAACTGAATTCGATTTAATGCGTCGTTATAGAGAGATGGCGCTTCATCCAGAATGTGATGCTGCAATTGAAGATGTTGTAAATGAAGCTATTGTTAGCGACCTTTACGATTCTCCTGTAGAAATTGAACTGTCAAATTTAAATGCAAGCGATAAATTAAAAGAAATTATTCGTAATGAATTTAGAGCCATCAAAGAAATGATGGACTTTGATAGAAAATGCCATGAAATTTTTAGAAATTGGTATGTGGATGGCAAACTTTATTATCTAAAAGTGATTGATATGAAAAAACCTCAAGAAGGAATTAAAGAATTGAGGTATATTGATCCGATGAAGATGAAGCATGTCCGCCAAGAAATTAAGAAAGGTGGAAAGAATGGCGATCCAATTGTAAGTAGATTGACTGCGAATGCAAATCTTACAAATTCAGAATTAAGTTATTCTGATGTTGAGGAATATTTCATCTATTCACCAACACCAAATTACCCTATGGGTTCTATGGGAGGTTTGACTGGAAGTGCATCTAAAGGATCTCTTAAAATTGCAAAAGATTCAATTACATATTGTACTTCAGGATTAGTTGATAGAAATAAAGGAACAGTCCTTTCATATCTTCATGTAGCAATTAAAGCCCTCAATCAACTTCGTATGATTGAAGATAGCTTGGTCATTTATAGATTATCAAGAGCCCCAGAACGTCGTATTTTTTATATTGATGTTGGAAATCTTCCTAAAGTTAAAGCAGAGCAATACCTTAAAGAGGTTATGTCTCGCTATCGTAATAAACTTGTATATGATGCAAACACTGGTGAAGTGAGAGATGATCGTAAATTTATGAGTATGCTTGAAGATTTCTGGCTTCCTCGTCGTGAAGGTGGTAGAGGAACTGAAATCACTACTCTTCCTGGTGGACAAAATCTTGGAGAACTTTCAGATATTGAATATTTCCAAAAGAAACTTTATAGATCATTAAGAGTTCCCGAATCAAGAATTGCTGGTGGTGGTGATGGATTTAATTTAGGTCGTTCTTCTGAAATTTTAAGAGATGAACTTAAGTTTTCTAAGTTTGTTGGTCGTCTTAGAAAAAGATTTGCAAGAATGTTTAATGATATTCTTCGCACTCAATTATTATTGAAAAATGTAGTTTCTCCTGAAGATTGGGAGAAAATGGAAGATCATATTCAGTATGATTTTCTATATGATAATCATTTTGCAGAATTAAAAGAAGCTGAGTTATTACAAAATAGACTTGGATTACTAGCACAGGTTGAGCCTTATCTTGGCAAATATTTCTCAACAGAGTATGTTCGCAAAAAGATTTTACATCAGACTGATACTGAAATTATTGAAATTGAACTTCAAATTCAAGATGAAATTGAAAAAGGTATTTTACCTGATCCAAATGCACCTGTTGATGAAATGGGAAATCCAATTCCACCTGATGCCGCTGCTGGTGCAGATCAGGCAGCTATGGGAGAAGTTCCCCCTGAACAACAAGCTCCACCACCAGAGGCTCCACCAGAACCTAAAGGTGGCGTAATATAAAATATAAATAAAACTATAAATACAAACTTATTTTTATGGAAGAACTTATCGATTTGATTGCAGTTGACGATTCGCCATCAAATATTTCAGATAAAATCAAAGAGATATTATTTGCAAAAGCATCAGAAAGAATAGAAGCTGCTCGTCCAGAAGTTGCATCAGTAATGTTTGGTGACGATCAAGAAGATGGTTACGAGGACGCAGAATAATGGCAACAAAAATTATTCAAGATACTCCTATTCCTAGAGTAGAAACTGCAGTTGGTATTGCTTCAACTAGTGTTCCAATTTCTTTGAAAACTGGGTATTTAAGAATTACCATTGGTTCAACTATGGCTAGTTCGGGTGGTTATATTGCAATAGGAACTGATCCAGTAGTTACAAAAAATAATTTTCATGTTGTTTCCTATAGCACTGATATTATTAAAGAATTGATGAAAAGACAAGTAATCGTTGGAGTTACTACTGGAGTTACTACAAGATTAAACTTTGGTTATAATGCCGGAAATCCATTTAGTTTAAATGATTATGTGACCGTTGAAGGTGCTCCTACTGTAGGAATTAATACCACACATAATTCTATTGTTTCTCTTGATGAAAATTCAATTACTATTAATTATAACAGTTCATCAATTGTTTCGCCAAATGTTAGTGGAGCATCTGTAGCCAGAAGTGTAAAGGTTGCTTGCTTAAGTTATGACCCATCTACATTCTTTAATATTTCGGAAGTAGTCACCCTAGTCTCAGAATAAAATGAAACTCATCACGGAAGAAGTACAACAAGTAAAATTCATCACCGAAGGAAAAGGTGCTGAAAAAAGAATGTTTATTGAAGGTATTTTCCTTCAAGGAGACATTTGTAA